ACCGGATTTCCGGCCTCGTCAACGATCATCAGATCCTCAAGGTAAAGCGCCTTGGCCTTGTCGAAGCCGTTCGCGCCCTTCTGATTGGCGAGCGCCTGCAGGTTCTTCTGCAGTTCGCTCACAGTGACCTTCTTCATTGCTGTAACTCCCTAAATGGGTGTGGTGTCGAATGGAATGGAACGATGCGCGGCGCAGGCCATTCGTCCGGGCGTAAAGCCCACCGACTCGACCAACCGACTACGTAACACTAGGCACGCCAAAAGCAGCGCAAGCCGCCCGGTACGGACGGCTGCGCCAAGGAGAGAGTCAGTTGTGCGTCAGTCGGCGTAGATGCTGCCGCGAGCGCGTGCGATCTCGTCCCGCACAATGCGCGCCCGGTCAGCCTTGCCGATGGCAGGGACCGCGACCGCAATACGGTACGTTGCACGCACCTGCGCAGGCACGGGAACGTCCGGTACGGTGATGCCGAATGGGGCGATGGCGTCCCGTGTCACCAGTCCCTTGCGGACGGCAGTCACGATGGCATCCTGATTCGCAGGCACGCTGACCACCGACACCTCTAGCAACTTCCACTTGCCGTACACGCGGCGCACGCCCTGCCCGTACTTCTCGTTGTCGGCCTTGGACGCTGGACGGGACTCGATGCCAAGGAACCCGATAGACATCGTGTTCAGCGCACCGAAGTCAAGCAGGCTAGCGACCGTATCCGGGAACCACTCGCCTACGTGGTTGTCAGGTCGCGGCGCTAGCGCAAACTCTGCCTCGATGCCGCGTTCCATCCGCTTCATGGACAGCATCTTGCCAATGGGCTGCTTCACGTCATGCTCGTACAGCAGCACCGGGTTGCGCTCGTAGTCCCGGCTGTTCATGCCGCCGGGTACGACCACCTCGCCGTCGCGGTCCACGCTGTCCGTGGTGATGGTCGCCACGAAGGTGGACGCCTTGCCTGCCTGCTTGCGGATCGTTGCCTGTAGGTTCTTGCTGTTCATTGGGTTGCCCGAGTGACTGCGATCACGTCGCACCGACAGTTTGGATGCAGCGGTGGTCCGTCCACGTTACGGTAGGTCAGTTTCATGCGACCACCCGCCACGCCCGTCAGCGTCGTGCCGATGGTGTAGAACGGCGTGTCTAGCGGCACCGTCTTGTCCCCGTACTGCCGCGCCGCAGCCTCGCAGAACTCGCAAGCGTCCGGCGACAGCAACCAGCGCTTACCCGTGACCACGCCACTTTCCTTCATCGACTCCAACCGCCCCTCGGTGTAGGCGTAGGCCGATTCCGTCCGTGCAATCATTTCCGCGCGGCTTCGGCTGATGCCACGGCTTTCCGCGATGCGGTCGGCGATCTCGTCCACCGTCGCGCCTTCCTCGATGCCCCCGGCGACCGTGTCAGCGATGTACTGCGCCGCCGTCTCCGACACGGACGCGGACATGCGGTCTGCCGCCCGTTCTGCGGCCCGTACAGCCGCCGGGTTGGCTTCCGAGTCATCTAGCAGTTGCTCGGGCGTCAGAAGGTCCGCGAGGCTGTCCGTGGCAGCCTGCGCCCCGGCAGACGCCATGACCTGCGCGTACGGCTTGGCAATCTCGCGGATCTGCTTCGCTAGGTCGCCGCGCATGGACAGCGCCTCGCGCTGGATGCGTTCGGCAAGCGCCGCAGGCGTCCCGCGCCACTCGCGTACCAGTTCCTGAAGCGGCTCGACGGCTTCACCTAGCACTTCCTCCAGCGCCGCCACGTACTTGGCAAGTTCCCGCGCCTCGATGTCCCGCAGCGGCTCATCGAGCGACTTCGTGCGGATCACCTGCGCGTCCGCCGTGAAGGGCATCCACGGCATCGCCGCGTTGGGGTCGATGCACCGCGCCGCAGGCGACTTGGCGAGCGCCTTGACGGCGCGCAGCACCGCGCGATGTGCGCAGGGGTCACACAAGCCAGCGATGCCCTTCGCGCTGCGCCGCCCAGTAGTCGGACAGGTCCGCGCCGCTCGCCTGCACATCCTCGTACTGGCACGCGATGCCGATGTGGTCGCAGTTGCGCCGCACGGTGTCGCGCTGCTCCTCGCTGCGGTCGTTGCGCGCGATGCACTCGCGGATGCAGGCTGCTGATGCGTCGAGTCCGCGCAGGCGCTCGGCGGTCAGTTCAGGGTCGTAGGTGGGTTCGTCGCTCATGATGTCGGGGCTACGAGGGTCATGAAGTGGGCGGTAAGCCGCACCGCGCCGCCCGTGAAGTTCGCGCCGTTTGCGGTTAGGACTACGTTGTTGGCTGCGGTGAACGCGGCAGGCGCAATCACCTGATTGCTCGTCGTGTTGAGCGCGATGGCAACGTCATCCCCGAATCGGTTGGCGGTCGTGCCGTCGCCGATGTCAAACGTGGTCGCGCCCGTGATCGCCGTAGTAACGCGAGCCGTGACGCCGAGAAGGATGCTGTTCGCCGGGATGAGGTTCGTAGCCGTGACGGTCGCGCCCGTGAGTCCCGAGAGAAGCGTCGTGGACTGCCCGAGTTGCGTGGACTGGCCGTTAGCCCCGGTGGAGAGGAAGGTAGCGCCGTAGAGCCGAGACTGAGTGGTCGAGGTGTTCCCGATCACCGTCGTGTTGCTGCCGTCGCCGAGTCCGTCCGTGCCTGCGATCACGACTTGGTTGGTCTGCGAGTCTCCGTTGGCGCGAGATCGGTATCCGATAAAGATGCTGCCTGTTGCTGATGTAAGTGTGTCGGTTCCTGAACCGCGAAAGCGACCTGCTTCAGAGCCGATTGCTGTGGTTTGCGTTGCCGTAGATGCATTCAGTAGCGCGAATTGTCCAATAGCGACTGCGTTCGTCGCCGTGGTCATAGATGATCCTGCGCTAACGCCAACCGCTGTTGTGTTTCCAATTCCTGTAGTGCCGCTCACAAGCGCATTGCGTCCAATCGCCGTGCAATTTGTGGATGTAGTGACTGCACCAAGCGCGCCCGAACCCACTCCAGTGTTAGACCCACCTGTGGTCGTTGCATCGCCGCACAGCGCACCCACATATGTGCATTCGGTCGCCGTGGTCAACGTCAACCCGGCATTATGCCCTACCGCCGTGTTGCTCGCCGCCGTGGCGACCGTCTGCAACTGGCAGCGCCAGTCCGCAGGGACTCCCGCTGCGATTCCCGCCGCGTTCGCACGGAAGATGATGCCGCCTGCGGTCGATGTTGTCGCGGCGCTGCCACCTGTTGCGACCGTGACGGTTCCGCTCACTGCGCCGCCCGTGACGGTCAGGTCAACGGTGGGATAGGTGGTCATTGTGCCGCCGCTGTCGCGCTCAAGTTGAATCGCGGTCTTCGCGCCGTCCGTGCCACCTGTGCCTGCGACGGTGGTGGTGACTGTGGCGATTGCGGTGGTCGCAACACCAAGCGCCTCAAGTCCGACCGCAACATTGCTGCCGCCAAGCGTGTTGAAGCGCAAAGCGCGAGCGCCGATTCCGACATTGCTGCTTGCAAGGTTGTTGTTCAGCGCATATCGACCGACCGCCGTGCATTGACTTGCGTTTGTTGCCTGTGACAGCGCGTCAATTCCGATAGCGACGTTTCCGACTCCAATATCAAGCAGCCCCATCGCATTACGACCTATGCCCACGTTGTCGTCGCCCGTGGTGACCGAATCGCCGCATGTACTGCCGATTAGGACGTTGTTGTTTCCACCTGACTGAAGCGCCGCACCAGCACTAGCGCCAAGCACTGTGTTGAATGCGCCTGCCGGACCGATGCCGACCCTCGCGCCGTTGATGACCGCATCCGCGCCCGTGTACAGCGCGCCACCGATGCCGACGCCGCCCGTCACGCGCAGCGCGCCCGTCGTGGTGCTTGTCGATGCCGTCGCGTTCGTGATGGCGACCGCGCCCGACGATGTGACCGTGCCGCCGACCGTTACGCCGTCGTTGAACCGCGCAGCGCCGCGCACGCCGAGCGTTTCGAACTCGGGGTTCACAAGCACAGGTGCGCCGCCTGCGGGACCGCGTGCGCCGCGTGGACCTGCGGGACCGCGCTCGCCCGGTTCGCCCTGCTCGCCCTTCTCGCCTTGATCGCCCTTGAGTCCGGGCGGTCCCATCGGACCTGTCGGACCCTGCGCGCCGTCTGCGCCGTCGCGTCCGGGTTCGCCCTGCGGACCTGCGGGACCGACCGGACCCGCTGGACCCTGTTTCACCGCATCGAGCGCCTTGTGCGCCTCATGCGCGCTCTCGGCTGCGGCGGCAGCGGCAGCGCGTGCGCGCTCGGCTCGCTTGCTCGCCTTCTTCGCAAGCACCGTCGCAAGCAGCGCGGCGCGGGTGTCTGCGGGCAGGTCGTGTTCGGGCATCTGCGTTTCGTCGCTCACTCGGTGTCCTCGTCCTTCAGGAGATAGTCAAGCATCTTCGCGGTACTCATCCGCACGGGGTCCATGCTGTTCTTCACGGTCACGAGCAGCGCGTCAATGGCCTTGCGGTCCAAGTCCGCCTCGTCCGCGTCAATCGTCGCCACGTACTCCGCGACCATCTCGCGGCTCATGCGCTTCTCTCGCGCGGCGTCGATCTCGCTAACCTTGCGATCCGCCCATCCCGCGCCCGCGCCTGCCGGGTTCGACGGGTCGCCGCCCCACAGCATCCACGCAATCGCGCCCGCGCTCGGGTAGCCGTCCTCGCCCGACTGCGCGCCCTCGGCGTCAAGGTCAACGCGGTGACGGCTGAAGTACGCCGCCATGCGCCGGATCGTCTCTTCCGACAGGTTCGCTCGGTTGCTGATGTCGCGTGCGCGTGCCACGCCGACCTCGGTCCCGCCCCGGTTGAACTCGGCGCGCAGTTCCAGTCCACGAGCGGCGAGCCGTGCCATCTCCTCGGTCGGTCGCGTGTCCACGTCGCCGATTGCCTTGGCGGGATCTGCCTCGCCCCACGCCTTCCCCTCGCACATGGAGATGGCGATGGCGATTGCCTGCTCGCGCGGGTAGCCCTCGTCGAGAAGGGTTCGGATCTTGTCGCTGACGCAGTCGTCGGACTTCGTGGCAGGCGCTGGCAACGACAGACGCTTGGACGCCTGCACAGGCTCCACAGTGGGATCTTCCCACGCCTGCGCCTGCGGCTCCGGCATGACGCGCGGCGCGCCGAAGGGCAACGCAACGCCGGGGACGCCCTGTGGCTGTCCGCCGAGTGGCTGACCGTTCACGTACAGGCGATCCGCTGCGGCGTCTTCTGACGGCTCGTAGCCGCTCTCGATGCGTGCTTCGTTCGGCGTCATCCACCCGCCCGCGACTGCGGTCTGCCGCTCGACCAGATCCTGCTGACGATCCGCAGGCACCGGGTTGTCGTACGCAAGGTAGGCGTCATCCTGCAGCCCGAACAGGGGCAGCAACTTGGCGTTCAGCGTCTCCTCATCGAGACGGCAGATAGGCGCGATGGTCGATTCACGCCACTGCGCGTAGCCGGACTTGGACGCTGCTAGGTTCGGATCGTTCGCCTTGAGCATGGAGACGGGGACGCCGAACACCGCCGCGATTTCCTCCACGATCTCATCGCGTCCCGCCAGATCCTTGGTGGGGAACGACAGCGGCTTCATGTCCACATCTCCGGACATGGCAAAGAACTTGCCTGCCTTGCGCGTGCCTTGCAGCGCCTCGCGCACCTTCGTCTCAAAGCGGTCCAACTGCTCGCGCCCTGCGCTCTTGACAATGATGGCGTAGTCGGGTCGCGCCATGTTCTCAAACATGGACAGGTCCATGTCATGGATAGCGGCGTTCTGCTGGATCACGCCCCACGCCGCTTCGCACTTGCCCATGCCGTACAGCAGGGACTTTGGGTTGGGACGGCGGAAGTGAATCACCTCGTCCACCGTGAAGTCCATCTCGGTCTGTGATTCGACGCCGTAGCGGTATCCGGCAATCAGGCCATCCGTGGACGGGATCACCTTCACGTACTGGCTCGGCATCGTCCACAGTTCGGCAGGCACGCCAAGGTCGCCAAACACCGGGTGCAGGTAGGCATTGCCCGTCAACTCAAGGAACAGGATGCGGCTGACTGCCAGCCCGAATCCATCGTCCATGCTGTTGGCCTTCCGCAGCACCTCAAGCACGGGGTGGTCAAATGACACTTCCTCAAAGTCCCCGGCAATCGCCTTGCGCATGACCGACCGCGACGGCTGCACGGCTGTGTCACCCATCAGGTACGCCTTGCGGCGCTTGGGGACGGGTCGCGTGTCGTACAGGCGCTTGGCACCCGGCTTGGACCGCACGTACAGCCGCAGCGGGTTGGCTGCGACCGCTTGCGCGTTGATCGTCGCGGCTGCGTAGATCCACGACGAGTAGTGCCGGACTGCGGCGTGGTAGTTGAACTGCGGCTGCTTGGGACGCCCTGCGCGGTCCATGACCGTCACGGATGCGTCCACGTACTTGTCGGGGGTGTCCTGCCGCTTGCGGAGGAAGTCAAAGATGCCCATGCGCTAGAAGATCCGTATGTCGAGGGTTGAGGACCGGGCGAACGACAGGTGACGCACTGCAAGCGCCAGCGCGCAGACGCCGTCATCGTGCAAGCCTGCTGGCGCTTCATAGCGTACGCCTGTGCGGGTGTGTTCGTAGCCGAACGTCTCCAACTCCGCGCGCAGCCAGCCGTCAGGGAAGCCGATCCGGCCTTCGTGGATCGCAGACGCCAAGCCTTCCATCAGTTGCTGCTTGCTGCCTGCCGTGAACTTGAAGCCCTCGACGCATGGCATCGTCCGTTGCAGGTCTTCCACGATGGGGTCGCCTACGCCTGTCGAATCGATCAGCGCTGGAGTATCACCGATGATCCGTTTCAGGCGTTCCTTGGTGTCAGCCCACTGTCCCTGCCACCGCTCAAGCGCCGCCACCTTGCCGTCCTCATCGAGTCCGCAAGCCACCGTCCAGTCCTGCGACTTGGCGAGATCGACGCCCCAGACGGCGACAGCCTTCCGGCTAGGTTCGGCTATGCACTTGGCTATCGCGTCGATGGAGAAGGGACAGCCGCCATCGTCGCCGGGTTCAGCCAGATACAACTCCTTGAACACATGCGGCGGCAGGTCGCGCTGCGCGGCTTCGACTTCCTCGCGCTTGACCACGCCGCCTGCCACCGCGTCCCATGCCGTCAGTCGGTGGTAGCCGATCTCGCCTGCAGGCTCGGACAGTCCGCGCATGGCGAGTTTGTGGACCCAGTTGGACCGTCCGCGCACGTTGCCGATGATCCGGACGGGTCCGCGCGTGGCGGTCAGCGTCGAGCGCACGGCGTGCCACGATTCCTCGCGCATCCGGGTTGCCTCGTCCAGCACAGCCCCATACACATCCTCGCCGTACAGGTTGTCGGGATCGTCGCCGGACTTGAACCAGATGCGCGACCCTGCGCCGACCTCTAGCCACATCTCGGTATCGTGCGAGCGCCAGCACTTCTTCAGCGGGTCGGCGCTGCGAAGCCATGCCTTCATCCGGTCAAACGCAATGCGGGACTGCTGGTAGACCGGGGCGACCCACCAGTATGCATGTCCCGGCACGGGGTCGTTCCACGCATGACCGAGCAGCCAGATCATGCACCCGGCGGTCTTGCCGCACTTGGTCGCAGCCTCAATGACGCTGATCCGGCGCGGGTCGTGTACGGCCTCGTACTGCCGACCGTACAGCGCAGGCAGTTTCAGTTCCATCAGTCCCGCCGCTCAAACACCACGGGCTTCAGTTCGTACCGCTCGGTTGCCTTCCCGTCTTCAAGCCTGTCCATCTTGTCCACCTGCACGGCGCTGTCCACGTTGTCCTTGTGCATCGCGGTCAGCACCTTGGCGGCTGCGACGATCTCGCGCGGCACCGTGCTTGTCTCAACGATCTCGGTTAGCCGTGCCGCCAGCCTTGCGTACAGGTCAGCCGGGATCTGCCAGTGCTGCCGTATGGCGTGACGCAGCGTCCGCATGTCGGACAGCGCGTGTTCCTTGCTGATAAGTTCGCGGTCCCCCCCACCCCCCTGCGGCGCTTGGGGAAGGTTGCCATCTTCGTTCATGCGGGGACTTTAGCGGCACGCCACCAAATGACAACGCCCGCACCAACTTGGGCGCAGGCGTTGCCGTCCGGGGGGGGAGGTTGTTTCAGTTCTTCTTGAAAAGCGATCCGATGGGCATCACGTTCCCGGCGACGTAGCCGATGACGCCAAGCAGCAGCGCGAACCAGATGGAACCAAGGAACGATGACATGTCAGCGATCAGTTGCATGGGGTGTGTTCTCCGTTGCGGACATGGTAGCGGAACCTGTGTGCGGAATTCTGTCGTACCGATCCTTCGCGGCCTTGCTGTAGGCGGCGTCGAACACCGGATCGGACGCCCGTCGCGCGGCGATGTACTCGCGGATGCCTTCCGGCGATGCCTCGTCCATGACCTTCACGGCTAGGTCGGCTTCCCTGCGCTGGCGGCGCGGGATCAGACCTGCCACACTTGCGAGCAACTGACGCAGGAACGATCCGATGCCCGTCATCCACAGCAGCGCCACGATGCCGATGATGGCAAGCGCGATCAGCCCCCAGCCGATCAGGTTCGCCCACCACGGCGTTACGTCCTTGACGCCCGGTAGCGCCCTGACGATGCCCTCGGTGGCCGCGATGATCGCCACCTGTTCATCCGCCCCCGCTGCCGCCTGCGCCTTGACACCGGGTACGTCCGTGGCGTTGCCCTCAATCCAGACGAACCGTCCGTGACTGCTCTCCGCGTTGCGCCGTGCCACGGTGGTTGCATCGGCAATGCGCTGCGCATCGCTGCAGCCCGTGGACGAAATCGCATACGAAAGGTATGCGGTCAGTACAAGTGCGCGTGACGTTCTGTCGGTCGCTGCGCGCATGGGGCGACGTTCCGTCACGTCCCGAACTTGATGAACCGGGTTGCGAACGCCACGATGCCGCCCACGACGGCGGCTGCGCCTAGCAGCCTGTGCTTATGCCCCTCAAGATCATGCACGCGGGATTCCAAGCGCTGTATTGCGGACTGCAGTTCGTCTTGCCGCGCAAGCAGGCTGTCTACCTTGCCCTCTAGCCTGCCGATGGCAAGCATGATGGACGCCAACTCGGACTCGGTCGTGCTAGTCATTGGTGTCCACATCCTTGCGCATCCTTCTGCGCGCGGCCCGGACCATCTCCCGGCACAGCACCGCGTTGCCCCACGTTGACATCCTGACGCTTGTCTCGTCCTGATCCGCGAACGACACAATCAGCACCACGCCGTCCGCATCGCAGGACTCGACGGTATGCGCCGTGATTGCGCGCATTCGCTTGATCCGCCGCTGCAGGCGCTCGCGCGCGGCCTTCCGTTTCTCGTCTGGTGTCATGTGGCGATCAACTCTATCCGTGGACGCCTTGTCTGCCGTCCTTCGGACTTGCGCAGGTTCATGGACAGCCGCATCCAGTACCCGCCTAGCGGCTTCGGTGGCGCGCCGCGCTCGATGTGCCAGCCTGCCAGACCCGGCCCGTATTCGTCCTTGTAGCAACCCGTCCTGACGTGTACCTGCGACTTGTGTTCCACGTCGTAGACGCCGTTGGTGCAGGTCGGTTCCTCCTGCGTGATCTCAAGCGCCCATCGCTCATGGACGTGTCCGCACACCACAACGTCCGCGCCGGGGACAAACGATGCGATACGGCGTACGCGCAAGGTGTCAAAGGACATGAGTCCACCGCCGCCGCTGCCGTGGAACAGTTTGACCCACAGCGCGACCTTGCCGCCGTGCATGTTCAGGACGATGTGAAGCCAGCCGCCGTAGCCACCCTTGATTACTGATGCGCCTGTCTTCGTGTTGATGCGCTCCACGATGCGCGTGGTAAGGCACGATTCCTTGCGTTTCAGCACAGCGGTTTCGTGGTTGCCTTGGTTCAGCACGCACAGGTTCTGCGCGTAAGGCAACAGGAAGTCCGAGTTGTACTTCACGATGGCGTCTAGGTAGTCGGCTGCGTTGGCGCATTCTGGACGCGCGCTGCATCCCTTGACCCCTCTGGGATCGCCCGTCCCGAACATGCCGCACACCAAGTCGCCCACATCCACCACAGCCGCGCCGCGCCGCACGGCTTCCTCCAGATGCTCGCGCTGCAGGTCGTGGTTGCTATGCGGGTTGTCGTGGTGCGCGTCCCCTCGCAGCAGAACCCACAGGCAATCGTCCACGCCCTCTATCGGTGCCTCGATGCGCGTGATCGCCGGATGCACCTGTGTGGCCTTCCACCGCTTTCCCGTCGCCGTGATCCGCTTCCGGTGCGCTGGCACTATTCGTCCTCCCATGCGAGTCCATCGGCGCGTGACACCACAATGCTTGAAATCGTGATCCGTGCGCCCGGTGGATCGCCGGGTAGCGCGTACATGCGCGCCACCCACTGCTCCGCTATCTGCGAATCGTCAGCCCACGCGATCCCGGTCAGCGCGTCTTCCGTGCTGCGAAGCAGTTTCGTCAGGTCTGGCCGGACGATGGGAAGCACGGGCGAAGTGCGGCGCAACTTGCCCTTGCTGTTCAGGTGCGCAGCCGGACGGGGCATCTTGAACAGTACGGTCAGCATCAGCGGTGGCGCTGGCATTTCCCGTCCATGCATCGCCTCGCGTCCGGCAGCAGCGACGGCAGCGCGCCAGTCCTTGTTCCGCTTGCCTCCCGCGTCCACTACGACGATGCGACCCGTGCGCGGGTTGCGGAATGCGTTCTTGCTGCCGCCCGGTGCAGGCATCCCGACCACATCGAACCACACCCGGTTAGCCGTCTTCATTCGTCGCTCGCGGTCGGCGTCATGCCCCGGCTGCGCAACTCGATGAACGTCTCGTCAGTGCATTGGTTGGCGACGATCTCCAGCGACTCATCGTCAAGCGCCAGCGCCTTGATGTGCGCCTCATCGGCGTTGCCCATCAGCCATGTCACGCAGATGCCGCGCAGCCGTGCAGCCCTGCGTTCGTCGCGCGCGATCCGCTCCCACCTGTCCCGGTCTTCCTCAAGTTGCGCGACCCGGCGCGCAAGCAGTTCCGCCGTGGTCGCCGTGGTCATCGTGCGCGCTCCTTGCGCCTGCGACCGTCCGCGCTAACGCTTTCCTTCAGCAGCGCGATGGCAACCGACCGTTTCCTAGCGCGTTCCTCCGCTGCGCGTAGGGCGTTTCGTGCCACCGCACGCAGGTATGCGTCATGCAGCGCGTCCACTGGCTGTGTCTGCGTCCGTGCTTCCACGGCAGAAGCGTAGCGGCAGACATGCGTCACCTGTCAAGTTTTGGCGGCCATCGCCTCCGGTGCCATGATCCGTTGCAGGTCGTACGGCCCGAACCCGATGGCGCTGATGCGCTGCTCAACTGGCCGTCCCGCGCTGTCCTCGTACCCGTAGCGCACGATGTCGGCAGTCAGTTCAAACCACAGCGTGCCGTAGCGGTCCACCGCGATCCACCCCATCGGCGTGCGCGTGACGGCGAACCCCTTGGCCTGCAGAAGTCCGGCGATCTCGCGCATCATTTGGTCACCATCCTTTCCATGAAGCAGTCCCAGCCGTACATCTGTGCAACGTCATTCGGCACGCCAACGAAACGCTCTGGCGGGTCGCATTGCAGTTCGCACACCAAGCGCCTCGCCCGGTCGCGCTCGGCGCGCACCGTGTCCACCTGCTCGGACAGCGCCGAGACGGCGTGCCGACGCTCGTCCTGCACTTCGTCGCGCTGCCGCTGGTAGTCGCAGCAAGCCGCGTCCAGTTCCAAGCACCGCTTCTCCAGCGCGTCGATGCGCGCCGCAGCGTCCCGTAGCGCGTTCTGGACGCGCCGCTGCACCACCGTGTTTTCCGCTGCCTGCTCGTCCGCGTACCGCCTGAACTCTCCAGATGACTGCATCATGGCTTTGCCTCCCGTGTTATGACGATGTCCGTACCTGCCGACACTCCCACCTTGACCCTGCCCCGATGTGGCCGCGCGACGATTGCGGCAATGTCGTTGCCGTCCCGGTCGCGTAGCACGATCTGCTCGCCGTCCTCCTTGATGGTCAGGATCAGGAATGACGGTCGCTTGGTGACTGGCTTCACAGCATCCTCCTCTCGTTTGACTGCATTGGGAATAGCGAATCAGCGCATGGCTGTGGCTCCTGCGGCAGTTCCGCAGGCTTTGGAAGTGCGATCCGCATGACCTTTGCCGCGCGCCCAGAACGGGTTTGCCGGGTGTCGCCAGTCGGCTCAATGACACCGTCTTGCGCCAACTTGGTGAACACCGGACTGACTGACTGGTGAATGCCGCCAATCAGCGCCTGCACCTCGTCGCATGTCATTGGCGCTTCCTGAAGCAGCGCAATCACTCGCTGCGCCAATGTCGGTTCCGATGGCCGCGACCGCTCGTACGCCTCATCCGACGTACTCCAGCGGGGGTCTTGCTTGCGCGTCTTGCGCTGTCGCAGTACATGGTCGCTCACGGCTGCACCTCCATGACTGCCGCAAGCACCTTGCGCGCCTGCTCGTCCGTGAGCGTGCCGCGCCCGACAGACAGCCGCTCGATGTCCGCAGCCTGCTGCCTGCACAGCGCCTCAAGCCTATCGATGTGCTGCATCGCGGAAGCGTGCTGCGCGGTCAGCCGCGCAATGCTGGCGATGTGGTCGCCGCACACACCTTCAAGATTTTCCAAGGTCTGCGCAGCCTCCGCGACCGTGTCCGGGTCGCCGCTGTGCGCGTGCAGGTTGCGCAGCCGTTGCACTAGTTCAGAACTCCGCGTTGCCGTCATCGGTCACCTCCTCCTCGGTGTAGTTGTCGTAGCAGTACCAGCCGCGCGCCTTCGCAACGTCCCGCCTGCTGTCGTTGCTCAAGCCGCGCTCCATCTCCTCAACTGCAGCGCAGTAGAGCCTTCGCGCCTCGTCGCGCTCCTCTTGCAATCGTTCCGCCTCTGCGGTGGTGTTGAAGTTGTCGATGTTTGCAAGCCGTAGTTGCTCACGCAGCCGCTCAATCTCGTCTGCGGCTTCTCGCGTCAAGTCGGTGCATCGCATCCATTCGCCTGCGTGGACCACAACGAACCGCACGTCCTTGTCCTGATGCGCAAGCCATCTCTGCCGCAGCCGTGTCACGATGTCACTGTCCGTCATGGTTCGCCTCCGGATCGATCTTGGTGATGCGCACGAAGTCACGATGCACGACCTCCATCAGCCGCTCGTTCACGGTCGCCACGTCCGTGACCGCGCCGCGCCCGTCCGTCACGCTGGCGTAGTTGGACAGGTAGCCCGTTACCGTCGCCATGATCTGCGAGTAGATCCGGCTGACGGCGATCTTGTCGCGCGTGTCGGGATGCCTCTCGGAGAGCCACTTGGCGAACGACTCGGTACGCGCCTCGTCGCGCCTGTTCAGCGCCTCCATGTACCGCCGCTCGCGTTCGCTCGGCGTGTCTAGCGCGTCCTTGCGCAGCGTCTCGATCTCGTGAATGGCCTCGGTCAGGATGCTGTTCATCTCGGTGTATTCCGGGATGCCAAGCAGCCCCTGCAGGTACTCGGTCGGTTCTGGCAGTTCACTGGGCATCGTTGTCCTCCGTTGAGAGCCACTTCGCGTAGACCTCCTCGGGCGTTCGGTCGAGTCCGACATGCCCGATGAACCACATGAACGGCGGGATCGGCTTGCCTGCCGCCGCACGGCCCCGCAGGTAGTTGACCCAGCGGTTGGCGGTCATCGGGTTGATTTCGGGATGGCACAGGGCCGCAGCCATGTGCGCCGCGCCGCGCAGGAAGTCGATATCCGCCTGCTGTTCGTTTCGCTTCCAGTCATGTGGCATCGGACACCTCCTGCGTGTAGCAGTCCCATCCACGTTCCGACGCGATGCTCTCCGGCGTTGCGGTGTCGTAGGTGTCGGCTTCGCAGCGGCAGCAGTCCCGCCGCGCATCGTCGCGCTCGGTGCGGTAGGACACCGCCTCGCGGCGCGCGTACTCAAGGTCGGTGACGAGCCGCTGGATGATCATGGCTGCGGACAGCACCCAGAAGGCATCGTCGCCGTGGACCGTCCGCTTCAGTTCGAGCCTGCCGCCGATCTTGCGCAGGTTCACGATGGTGTTGTCGGGCGTCGGGATCGGCTTCACTCGCCACCCCGCTTCCCGGCAAACGCCGGATCATGCACCTTCACCATCCGCTTGGCCGATCCGGTCTTCAGATCCTTTGTCACATCCTCGCTGAACAGCGTGGAGAACCGATCCGCCAATGTGACCTTGCAGGCACCGGGCTTCCAGCACCCACTAGCCAAGTGTTCGCACATCAGCGCCTCGTCGCCGCCCGTCGCCTCAAGCAGCGCCACGAACGTGTCGCGCGACGAAAGGCACTTGTACGTCCTGTCCACGCCGACGTACAGCCGCTTGTCCCCGAGGTTGATGTCCCCGTGTGCGTCAATGTTCTCGATTAGCGCCTGCTCCACCTCTGCCCGGAACTCCTTGACCTTCTGCGCCAGTTCCGATAGCGCCGACCTGATGTCAAGCAGCCCTTCCCGGCTGCCGATGTCCCGTGAATCCAACGCCACATAGGCGTCCGTCAGTTGCTCCAACGTCCTCATGACTTGCTCTCCTTGCTGGCGAGTTGATGCGCGGCATGGACGGCCAGCACCGCCATACGCGGCCATTCCCGTACGCGGGATGGCAGTTGTGACTTGCAGAATCCGACCGACCGCAGGCGCGTGATGTGCGCCTCGATCTGCTCGCGCGGCATCGACTCGATCAGCGTCAGCGCGTCCATGTGTTCGCGGTGCAGTTCGTGTTCCGTCACCTGATCGTCGTTCGCGTCCATGTTCGTGACGCGGCCCCGGTTCGCCTTGGCGATCCGCTCCGCTTCCTCTCGCGTGTCCGTCCGGCACCCGTACCAAGCGTTCGACACGCCGTGCCTGCTGGTGCGCTGCCATGACACATGCCACGTCTGCGTCGCGTTCTCGCGCGTCTGCGGGATCGTCGGGTGACGCTCGCTGTACAGCGTTCGGTAGCGCTCGTCTACCCACTTGATTTCCGGCTCGCGGCTGCTGTACGCGCGGCGCGTCAGCCGGATGGCTTCCTCAAGCACATCCTGCCGCAGATCCTTCAGCGACTGTGTCCACAGGTCGCGTACGGCAGGCGTGAACTCAAAGTGCGGCCACAACTCCGTGACCATCTGGATGTTGTCGCTAATTGTCCGTGTGTCGCTCACTTGCACCTCCAGCGCAATGCGGGCATTTTGCCCAGTCTCTCACCTTTCGCATCCGGCGCAGGTTCCTCGGTTGCCT